GTTTGCGTTTCCAGAGTTCCACCCACATGACCGCGAGCGCTTAATTCGTTTTAAATTAAAGTATCGTTTCTGGGGCACATCACTAGAAGGAACACGTCAGGTGTTTACTTACACCGAAATCCTCACAGACGACATCATCGAGGAGTACATCAACGATGAACTTATTGATTCTCGCCCTAACCCGCTTGGTACTATTCCCGTTGTTCATATTCCAAATATTCGTATTAGCGGTAGCCCTTGGGGCCTTGCTGACTGTTTCGATATTATTAATATTAACCGTACTTATAACGAGACTGCTACTGACATCGCTGACATCGTTAACTATCATGCTGCTCCCGTCACAGTCATCATTGGTGCCAAAGCTTCACAATTGGAAAAAGGCGCTAACAAAGTCTGGGGCGGTCTACCAAAAGACGCAAAGGTAGAAAACCTAGAAGGTGGTTCACAAGGTCTTAAAGGTGCTATGGAGTTCTTAGCTATGCTTAAGAAGTCTATGCACGAAATGATTGGTGTTCCTGAGACCGCTCTTGGTCAAGCACAGCCTATCTCTAATACATCTGGAGTTGCTTTAAGCATCCAGTTCCAACCTTTGATGAACCGTTACCATCAGAAGATTATTCAGTACGCACATGGTCTAGAGCGCGTTAACGAACTCATTCTACGAAGCCTTTCTGTCAAAGAGCCAGAAGCACTTATATGGGACCCAACAAAGAATCCAAAGCTTAAGAAAGGTCAGGTTGACCGCCTAGACCCTAACGACCCAATTACCTACCAAACTTATGTGTTTTTCCCACAGCCTCTTCCTCTAGATAAGCTTATTGCTCTTAACGAAGTTCAGTCAATGCTATCCCTAGGCCTTGAGTCTAAGGAAGGCGCTTTGCGTACTTTGGGAGAAGAATTCCCTACTGAGAAACTCAATGAAATCCGTCAGGAACTTCTTGACGATGCAACAGCTGATGGCGCACTTAAGTTGCTACAGACTCAAATTGAACAAGAGATTGCTGAACTTACAGGCACTATGCCTAACCCTGAAACAGGAGGCGCCCCTGGTGCTCCTGGTGCAACTGGAGCTCCTGGAGCCCCAGCAGTACTACCACCAACAATGGATGAAGCGCTAGGTGCCGCCAATATGGGCGAAGCAGACCTGCGTAACAAGTTGGTAACTGAAGCTTATGGAACTGTCCTCCCACAGAGGCGAGTACCAGAAGAGTACGAAAAATAAAGGTTTAGCCTGACATTTTTTGTATTTAGAAAGACAATAGAATCAACGTTTGGTCACATGTGCTCTCACTTCGGAAAACGACCCCTAGAATGTAAAGGATAACTATGGAAACAGCAGAAGTATCTAACGCTGATGCCTTCGCGGCAGAAGCAGGAGTAGTTCCAGTTGTAGCCCAGTCGTCAGACAACGCAGTTGTCGCTGACGCACCTACTACTAAGGCAACTTCTAAGTTTTATACAGAAGATGACTTGGCAAAAGTAAGAAGCCAAGAAAAAGAAAAGCTCTACCCTCAGATTGATAAGTTGAAGGAAGAACTCGACGCCATTAAAAGAGAGCGTGAAGCAGAACTTGCTGCACGTGCTGCAGAAGCAGAAGCAAAAGCTAAGGCTGAGCAGGAAGCTCTTGAAAGTGACATGGATGTTCGTACTTTGCTTAAGACCAAGGAACAAGAGTGGCAGGAGCAGTTGGAGCGTGAGCGTCAAGAGCGTGAACGTGCCTTTGCTCTTCTGGAACGCGAAAAATCTTTTGCTGACCTACAAGCCTACCGCACACAGCGCGTAGAAACAGAACGTGAAGCTATTATTCCTGAACTGCTAGACCTTATCAGTGGTAACACTCCTGATGAAGTTGATGCAAGTATTGCAGGTTTAAAAGAACGTTCAGCAAGAATTCTTGAATCTGCGCAGTCAGCTATGCAGAACGCAAGGAAAGAAATGACGGGGACAAGGGTAACCACGCCCCCGCTCGGACAAATGGACACTAATATGGAGCAACGTAACTTTACGGCCGAGGATATCTCGTCCATGTCGATGAACGATTACGCAAAGTACAGAGAACGTATCATGAGCGACACTGCTCGTGGTAAATCTCGCGGTCTGTTCGGGTAAACCCAACAATCCCAAATTCCAACAAATAAGGAGTCACAAGTAAATGGCATCTGGTATCACGGGTACAGGCAATCTAGCCGCAGCCCCAACAGCATACTCAGGCACTAACACCCAGCTGACTCAAGCGATTCAGACAATCTGGTCCAAGGAAATCTTGTTCCAGGCTATGCCTATCCTTCGCTTTGAGCAGTTCGCAGTCAAGAAGACTGAACTTGGTGTTGCACCTGGTCTACAAATCAACTTCATGCGTTACAACAACCTAGGCTTCGCAAGCGGTCTTGTTGAAGGTGTACGTATGCAGACAAACGCGTTGACTGCACAGCAGTTCTCAATCACAGTATCAGAGCATGGTTATGCTCTTGCTGTATCAGAACTTCTTCTTAACGCATCATTCGATGACGTAATGGCATCAGCCTCACGTCTTCTTGGTCGTAACATGGCTATCTACCTAGACCAGCTATCACGCGACACACTCTACGCAGCGACTTCAACCATTTATGGTGAAGACCGCTCAAACCTCTCAGCAGTGAACAACTGGTACGCAGATGGAACAACAGCTGCAAACCGTGCTGCTATGACAGGTAACTTTAACATGACAACACATACTGTTAAAGATGCAGTAGAGACCCTATCAACCAAGAACATCCCACGCCTCGGCGAAACATACGTTGCGTTTGTTCACCCACACCAGAGCCGTAAGCTTCGTGACAATCCAGAATTTATTGAAGTCACTAAGTACGCTGCTCCAGGTAACTTTATGCTCGGTGAAATCGGTCGTCTATACGACTGCGTATTCATCGAAACCACACAGGTTCTTAAGGTTGCTGGCGGTGCTGGTACTTCTTACACAACAGATACAACTGTTGCTAATCCAGTCGTAACAGCTGGTGGTGGATACATCACTCCTGCTACAAAGACAGGTAACGGTGGTTCAGACCGCTACGCAGCTATCTTCATTGGAGATAACGCATTCGGTCACGCAATCTCTCTTCCAGTCGAACTCCGCGATGGCGGTATTCTTGACTTCGGTCGTGAGCATGCTCTTGCTTGGTACTCAATCTTCGGTCTTGGTCTAATCACTGACCAGTCTGTTGTTATTGCAGAAACCAACTAATTAGCTTTATCAAGGGGGCCTAGGCAACTAGGCCCCCACTTTAACAGTTACTAAATCGGAGGATATAAATGGCAAGTAAAGTAAAACCGACGGATGTTACTGGTCGCGTACGTGAAGCGGCTCTAGAAGAAAATCTAGAGGCAATGCAAGAACGCGCATCGGAAATGTCTATGGCTACTGCCGAAGCACAAATCAAGCTTGAAACAGAAGTACTAGATGCAACAGTACCAAATCGTGCAACAGTTATTGTTGATGACCCAACAGTAATTAGCGAGTCAGAAGACTCAGTTGTAATCCGTGTTATTGAAACAATTGATTCTATGACACTAGGTGCAGGCAACTACTACAGCTTTAAAGCTGGACAGAAGTACAAAGTGTCTCGTCAAGTTGCACAGCATCTTGAGGAAAAAGGTTATCTAGCTGGAGTAATCTAAGCAGGTAACTGATTATCGAGCACTTAATTCGGCGGAGCGGCGGGCATTACTGCCCGCTTCTTCGTTTACATAGTCGTTAAAGGAGTGAATTAAGTGGCCTCAATGGCAGACCTTGTATCAAGAGTTCGTCTAGAACTCGGAGACTTACCTAAAGAATTTACCTTCACCGCTGATGGTGATGGTGTATTAAAAGATTTTTATTTAAACACTAAGCCTGTTGACCCATACACACTTTACGTTGCTGTTATTGACGACGTGGTCCCAGCGCCCTTTGGTTATAAATTAGAAAAAGACCAAGGCATTATTCACTTTAAAGACCCCCTTATTGTTGGGGCAAAACTAGTTGTTAACGGAACTGGTTACAGATACTTTACAGATAGCGACATTGAGCGCTTTATTAATACTGCCGTAGAGCAGCACGTGCACGAAAGAACAGATAACTTTGGCAGCGCGGTAAACCTTAAGATGATTCCTGGAGTTGAGGAATACCCAATTGCTATCCTTGCAACTATTGAAGCCTTGTGGGCTTTAGCTACTGATGCGTCCTTTGATATTAATATCACCGCGCCTGATGGCGTAGTGATTCCCCGTTCACAGCGCTATGCACAGCTGACTAACACAATTCAGCAACGCTGGGAACAGTATCGTCAGCTGTGCGCTGCTCTTAATATAGGCCTATGGCGTATACAGGTCGGTACTCTTCGTCGTACTAGCCGTCACACTAATAAGTTTGTACCTATATACAAGGGCCAGGAAATTGATGACGCTAGAAAACCAGAGCGTATGTATCTTCCTGTAGACCCTATGGGATACCAGCCTGTACCTACAACAGCTGAGGTTTATGACATTGTTATGTATCAAGGCGACACATTTGAGCAGATTGTTGACTTTGCATTTGATATTACGGGTCTTACATGGAAAGCAGAAATCCGTACCTACCCTAATTCACCATCTAGATATGCCACTCTAGATGTTACAATTTTAAATGCTGCACAGGGAAGACTTAAGTTATCACTAGTAAGTGATAAAACTAAGTATCTTCCTGTTCGTGCGTTCTGGGATTTGCAGGCAACAAAAGTTTCAGACCCTACATGGGAAAAAACGTACTTGAGAGGTCAAGTATTTGTAACTCAACAGGTAACGGTGGACTAAAGTGGCAGATGAGATTATTGTCGTAGGCCCTGATAACAGCGATTGGTATCCAGGCGTAACTGGCCCTACCAGTGCAACTGGGCCATCTGTTCCTCCAGGTGGCGCAACTGGTCCTACGGGACAACGCGGACCTACAGGTCCTGCTGGCGCAACAGGCCCAACAGGCGCGGCTGGTTTAACAGGCCCATCTGTAACAGGCCCAACTGGTCCTACAGGACGAACAGGTGCAACAGGTCCAACAGGTATTGCTGGAAGCGCTGGACCTACTGGTGCTACAGGTCCTCAAGGTTTTTCTGGTGTTCAAGGAGCAACAGGTCCTACAGGTGCACCTGGTCAAGGTTTAAATATTCTTGGTGAGTATCCAACACTTAATGATTTAACAACAGCAAACCCAACTGGTAGTGCTGGTCAAGCTTATCTTCTTGCTAACGGCAATTTAATTATTTGGAGCGGTAGTCAATGGACTAACGTTGGAAACCTTGAAGGTCCAACTGGTGCTACTGGTGCATCTGGTCCTACAGGTCCACGTGGCTTACAAGGTGTTCAAGGTATTAATGGACCACAAGGTTCGCAAGGTGACACTGGTCCTGTTGGCCCTACTGGCGCAACTGGTCCGCAAGGTCCACAAGGTATTCAAGGAACACAAGGTCTTCAAGGTTTTGCAGGTCTTCAAGGTGTAACAGGTCCACAAGGTTTATCAATCACTGGTCCAACTGGTCCAACTGGTGCAACAGGCGCTGACTCTACAGTAACTGGTCCTACAGGTGCTGTTGGTCCAACTGGTCCAACTGGTGCTACTGGTGCTACTGGTGCAGACTCAACTGTAATTGGTCCTACTGGTGCAACAGGTGCACAAGGAATTATTGGACCTACAGGTCCACAAGGAAACATTGGTGCCACTGGTCCTACAGGTGCAGCATCAACAGTTGCTGGTCCTACAGGACCTACAGGAACAACACGTCCTGTAACAAGCGTTGCTTTTACTAATCAAGGTGTGTGGAGCTCACTAGCAACTTACGCTCTTTATGATGGCGTAACTTATGGTAGTGAAGTTTGGGTATTAACTAACCCTGGGCAGTTTGCTGTTGGCGCAATCCCAAGTGCTGACGGTACTGGTTGGGCACTCTATGTAAAGGGTGACCGCGGTGCAACAGGTCCAACTGGTTCTGCAGGTTTCCCTGGTGCAGTTGGTCCTACAGGTGCTCAAGGACCGCAAGGTTCTCAAGGTGTTGCTGGTACCCCAGGTGCCGCTGGCGCTGCTGGAACAACGGGTCCTCAAGGACCAACAGGTGCTACTGGTCCCGCTGGTTCTGGAATCTTTATTCTTGGAAGTTACGGCACACTTGCTGAACTTCAAACTGCTCAACCTGTTGGAGCAACAGGTGACGGTTATCTTGTTAACGGTGTTTTATTTGTATGGGCTGGTTCTGCTTGGGCAAGTGCTGGAGCAATTCAAGGACCAACAGGTTCTCAAGGTGGAATAGGTCCAACAGGTTCACAAGGTCCTCAAGGAAATATTGGTCCTACTGGTGCACAAGGTATTCAAGGTATTCAAGGTGTTCAAGGTCCGACTGGTGCAACAGGTTTAACTGGTGCAACTGGAGCAACTGGAGCGCAGGGTATTCAAGGTGTTACTGGCCCTACAGGTCCTCAAGGTATTCAAGGTGTAACAGGACCTACTGGTATCCAAGGTCGCGGTTTAGGTATTCTTGGTTCCTTTAATTCTTTTGCAGAACTTAACGCAGCACATCCAACTGCAGCAACTGGTGATGCGTATCTTATTCAAGGTCAGCTTTATGTTTGGCAAGGCAGCGCTTATGTAAACGCTGGTTTTGTTCAAGGACCTACAGGCCCTACTGGTACTACAGGTTTAACTGGTTCTACAGGACCAACTGGAGCTGCTTCTACTGTTGCTGGTCCTACTGGTCCTACAGGCGCACTTCCATTTACAGTAGTTGGAACTTGGCAGAGTGGCCTTTCTTATCAAGTAGGTCAAGCAGTTTTCTATGACACCCCAACATTAAAGGGAACATACGTTCGTAGAAACAGCGCATCAACCGCTGGTATTGCTCCACTTGATGACCCAGCAAACTGGCAAGCAATTGTTGCGGCAACTATTGGTAATACAGGACCAACTGGTCCTCAAGGTGTTGGCGGTTTACAAGGTGTAACTGGTCCTACAGGTATTCAAGGACCAACTGGTCCAACAGGAAATCAAGGTTTACTAGGTCCAACAGGCCCTACAGGCACTACACTATTGAACGTAGATGGTGGCAGCGCCGATACCAATTATGGCGGAGTTATAACTATCGACGGAGGAGACGTGAGCGGTAACTAATGGCAATTAAATTACAATTACGTCGTGCTACGGCGTCACAGTGGTCAACTACTAATCCCCTTCTTTCAGAAGGTGAACTTGGGCTTGAGCTTGACACTGGAAAGTTTAAAGTTGGTAATGGAACTCTAAACTGGAATGCGTTAACATACGCATCTGGTATTCAAGGTCCAACTGGACCTGCAGGAGTTGCAGGTGCTAATGGCGCTACTGGACCAGCTGGTGTAGATGGCGCTACTGGACCAACAGGACTTCGTGGACCAACTGGAACTCCAGGACCTGCTGGTGACGGTGGACGTGGTGAACAACTAGTTATGGATGCTCAACTAGAACTTGGCATCTTCTTCCCTCGTTATTCACAGACACGAACCACTACAATTACTCAGACCGTCATTCCACCGATTACGTTAATTTAGGAAGGTAATATTTAATGGCACGTAATATTGCGCCCGAGGAT